ATCGTGTTGTTTTATTTTAATGTAAAAATCTGGAAAATATCTATGTATTCTTCCATCCCAAGGAGATAAATAGGGTATGATGATTTCTTCGCTTCCCCATTCAATTACAGAATCGTTGGTATCACAGTATACCATAAACTTGCGCTCCCACAAAGAACGATAGATTATTGTTCGGGAATTGCCTCTGTATTTTTTAGGGTTTTTTGCTATGTATCGACCTTTGTAAGACATGACTTATAAATAATATATATAAGGATACACAGACATGATACCACTTAGAGGAAATCTTAATAAGTTAGTTTCTACTGCGAGTCAGGTTGTACCTTCAATAACTACTTTACCAGAAATTGTAGTAACTGCGAGCAGAATTAAAAATGATCTTAATTCTACGACAAATTTAGCTTATCCAATGAATGTGGAAGGCGATCCGCAGCAAGGTCATTATATTACGTTCTATATTAGAACAACTGATCCTGCTCAAATGAAAGCGTTTAAGAAAGCAAAACAGCTCCTCAATGACAGCGATATACCACGCCCACCTGGCGTTGGGCCCACGGATGCTGCTATAGCTGAGGCAGAGAAATTATTTATAAACGCACGAAAAACATCTACAGATGTAAAATCTAATGCCATACAAGTGAAAAAGAACTCTTCGATAAGATTAGATACAGCAATTTCGCTTTACATGCCTCCAAGTGTTCAAGTCAGTTATGACGCAAAATATGGAGATCAAGAGATAGGTTTATTAGCAGAAGCAGGGTATGAGGCCATTAAAGGTTATCAGGCGGGTCAAGATGCGAAACAGTTTACCATGGATGCACTCGACAAAGCCGGACAAGGAGTAAAGCAATTAGCATTGGCAGCAATAGAAACAGCTGCGCCTGGAGCAAAAGCTCTCTTTGCAATTGAGAAAGGCAAGATTATTACTCCAAAAATGGAACTTATGTTTGAAGGAATTGGTCGTAGACAGTTTTCTTTTTCTTTTATGTTTATACCAAAAAGTGAAGAAGAGGCACAAGTTGTAAAGGATATTGTTTACAAATTTAAGTATCATATGGCTGCTAATTATGTTAAAGGTTCTTCTGCTAGAGAAATGTCATTTCCTGATAAATTTGATATAGAATATATGCATATGGCGGACAAAAATCTAAATCTCAATAAAATATCAACATGTGCTCTAACTAAAATGGATGTAGAATATGGTGGAGATAGATATGTAGCATATGAAGGTGGTGTTCCTCAAACAACTAAATTGTCTCTGAATTTCACTGAATTTGAAATTATTACCAGAGATCATATTGCAGATGGATTCTAAACATGTATTTTGAAAACTTTCCTCTTACAATATATGACTCTGTTGGTGATGGTAACTATAAAATTGTTACTCATCTCTTGAAACGAGTCATAGTTCGATCACAGATTAAGAATAATACAGCTCTCTATGATACCTATGATGTTAGGGAAGGTGAAAGTCCTGAGATCATTGCTCATAAATTATACGGTGATTCAGAATTGCATTGGGTTATTCTTTTGTTGAATAATATCACAGATAGATATCATCAATGGCCGATGAATAATAATCAATTTCTTGCATATCTTAAAGACAAATATGATGATGTAGACGCAACACATCACTATGAGATATCACAAGTGTCTGGGGATACTTCAATTAAAATTGATATTGGTACGGACAACACTGACTATCCTACTGCTTCTATTGTTACTAATGCTGAACATGAAGAAGATTTGCAAAATAAAATAAGAAAAATTAAATTGCTTGATCCATCATATGTTGAAGATTTCGTTACTGAATTTGAAGAGCTCATGGGAGAAAGTGTCGTATAATGGCCAAAGGTTTACAAACTGCCGGCGAATTTAAATTAGACCAATTGAAACTCGTTACTACTTCTGGATTACAGGTAGACCTTACTACATCAGTAATGGGGCTGTCTCTGTATGAAGATATGTTTTCTATGACTATTTCCGGCACAGTTGCAATAGCAGATTCCGTGAATCTAGCATCTTATGGCCCTCTTCTGGGCCAGGAATACTTGCATCTCAAAATTAGCACACCGACTTTTAAGGACGAAAGTGCTATCATAGATTTTTCTAAAAATGCATTTCTTGTCCATTCTATATCTAATAGACAAAAAATTACTAATGGTGTTCAAGGATTTACATTAAGTTTTGTTAGTCCAGAATTGATTAGAAATCAGAGACTTAAAGTTACCCAAAGTTTAACAGATACTTGGTCAAAAATTGTTGAAAAAATGCTAACTGATCCAGCATATATTGATACTAAAAAGGAAATAAACATAGAGTCAACTGCTGGTATAAAAAAGTTTATTGCTCCTAATGTAAGACCATTAGATATTGTTATTTTGGGAATGAAGCAAGCTGTTTCTGAATTTAAAGGAGAACCTACATATTTGTTTTATGAAACTCTGAAAGGATTTAATTTCAGAACTCTTGCAAGTCATTATAATGATGCCTCACAATTAGAATATATTATAACAGAGCCTGGCACCAATTCAGCTGGCACTAAAGATTATGATATTTTAGCTGAATTAAGAACTGTAATTAATTATGAAATAATTTCTAATAACGATAGTATTGCTAATTATAGAACTGGTATGTATGGATCAAAACTTATAACGCATGATATCTTGAGTAAAAGTTATGAAACTAAAACATATAATTATCTTGATGAGTTTGAAAATGAATCCCATATCGTTAGTGGTACTACTGCAAAAACACCCGAATTTCCATTGGCTAGTGCAATAGAATTAAATGATCGGGGATTGAGAGTATCAGATTTTCCGGCAAGAACATTCATGATGCCAACATCTGCTGGCGGCGGCACTGACTCTCAGCATCAAACAGAAAATAACACAAGTCCATATATGGCATATGATCCTCATAAATGGTTGCAGAGAAGAAATTCTCAAATGATACAATTGGAAAATTCTTTGCAAGTGAATATTATGACTCATGGAAATACGTTAATAAATGCTGGAGACAAGGTAACTCTTAATTTGCCCTATACATCTACAGCCAAGCCACCAGGCAATGAAAAATTTGATAGATTTTATAAAGGGCCCTTTATAATTAAAAGAATTAGACATGATTTTATTATGAACTCAAGTCCTACAATGCATCGAATGACTATGAATTTAGTGAAAGATTCTTTGGAAGAAGAATTAGATGTAACTGGCCCAGTTGAACCAACAGATATCAAATCTACTGTAGTAAAATACGAATACAACTAAAAGGAGATAGACAATCAACAAAAACTCTCGTACCATATCCAATAGTAAACAAATGAAAAGGGAAACCAAAATGGCAAAGACCAAGAATAGAATCAAAAAGATGAACTTCCAAAAACAAACCCGTGAGTACGAACCACTTTCAGAGAATGATAAATACGTTATAGAACTAGCAGGATATAGAAAACAAGAGTTAAGAGGTCAATCTAATGAAGACATTTCACGAACTACAGGAAGGTCTATACGACCCGAATATATTTAAGGCGTTCTTTCTCGCTGGTGGCCCTGGCAGTGGTAAATCATATGTTGCTGGTAAGGCCACCGGCGGAACAGGACTCAAGTCAGTCAATTCAGATGATGCATTAGAGCATATGCTGAAACAGGCTGGATTGTCTCTCAAGATGCCTCCCGAAGAAACAGGGCCTAGAGATGTAGTGCGTGATAAAGCAAAAGGCATTACCACTAGAATGGCAGATAATTTTATTGAGGGTCGCCTTGGACTTATCATAGATGGTACAGGTAGAGATGCAGATAAAATATTGGGTCAGAAAGCTAGACTTGATGAGCTTGGGTATGACACATATATGATCTTTGTGAACACTTCTCTGGATGTAGCACTACAGCGCAATGCAGAACGACCACGATCAGTTGCAGAACCAATTGTGGTAAAATCGTGGAAAGATGTTCAGGCCAACATAGGTAAGTTCAGCAATATGTTTCGGAAAGGTTTTATCGTAGTTGACAACAACGATGCTGGTGAAGACATCCTTTTCCAAGTATACAAACGAGTTAAGGGTTTGCTTCGTAAGAAAGTCACAAACACACGAGCTAAGAACTGGATGGCAATGGAACTTGCCAAGAAACAACGCAAATAGACCATCATCTAGATATCACACCGTATGTATGCCCAATGACCTTTGTGAGAACAAAGCTATTGATGGAGCGCATGAAACCAGGCGAGGTAGCAGAGATTCTACTATCTGGTGGTGATCCTCTGGAAAATGTACCTAGATCGGTATTTGAGCGAGGATATGAGATAATATCTCTTGAGCCTGAGAATGATAATCTCTATAAATTAATCATCAAAAAACCACCCCCTGTTGCATAAATGTCACACTCCATAAAAAAGTGATTTTACCCTATTGACAAACCCTCTTGAGCATGATAGCATAAGACATAATCAAAAGAAAGGACGATTATGCTTTTTTGGGAAGTAAGAGATGAAACGGGTAAGATTGTAGGGACAGAGTTTTGTCCAGGCAATGCAGCCGAGCTTGAAATGGTCTTGACAGAGATGAATCCTGATAAGACTTTCA